AAATCATTGTTTGGTGAAAATCTTGAACCTATTGAAATGGGTGATATTCGTGAAGGTCGTGACTTTCTTAAAAAATACAGTGACGTTGAAAACTTCAAGATTTACGGTAATGAAAAGTTTGAATACTCTTTTATTGCTGACCATTTCAAAGGTATGATTGATTGGGCAATTGATGAAATTTCAATTGCTATTATTGATATTGAGGTTGGTTCTGAAAATGGTTTTCCTGACCCATATATTGCATCAGAACCAATCACGGCAATCGGTATAAAAAGACTTGGTCAAAATACTATTGTATATGCTTGCGGTGATTACAATAATCATCGTGAAGATGTAACATATATCAAATGTCGTGACGAATATACTTTATGTAAAAGATTTCTTGAAGATTGGAGTGATGACCATCCTGATATAGTTTCTGGTTGGAACGTCAAGTTTTTTGATATTCCATATATCGTCAATAGATTTACTAGAATTCTTGGTGAAAGCGAAGTTAAAAAACTTTCACCATGGAATTATATTGGTAATCGTAAAACTAATGTCATGATGAAAGAATTGATAGTTTATGATTTTTTGGGTATAACAACACTAGATTATCTTGAAGCATATAAGTGGTTTGCTCCTTCGGGTAAATCACAAGAAAGTTATCGTCTTGATAATATTGCACAAGTTGAATTGGGTGAGGGTAAGTTATCATATGATGAATATGAAAATCTTCATGAATTGTATAAATTAGATTTTCAAAAATTTATTGATTATAATATCAAAGACGTTGAACTAATTTTAAAGTTAGAAGATAAACTTAAACTTTTTGATTTGTGTTTGACACTTGCCTATGATACTAAATGTAATTTCGGTGATGTGTTTACTCAAACGAGAATGTGGGATGCTCTAATCTATAATTATCTTTTGGAAAGAAAAATAATTATTCCACCAAAAGAAATGAAATTCAAAGAGGGTGCTTTTGAGGGTGCGTATGTTAAAGAACCTCAATTGGGTATTCAAGCATTCGTAGCCAGCTTCGATTTGAATAGCATGTATCCACACTTGATGATGCAGTATAATCTAAGTCCAGAAACACTTGTTGACCCAAAAGATTATACAGATGAAATGCGTGAAATTTTAAATCAGAATGTGACAATTGAAAAGTTACTTGAGCAGAAAATTGATTTGTCTAAACTTGATAAGAGATTTACGATAACTCCGAATGGTGAATTTTTTCGCACAGACATTCAAGGCTTTCTTCCCAAGATGTTGGAAGAAATGTATGAAGATAGAAGTAAATTCAAGAAAATGATGATTGATGCGAAAAAGAAATATGAAGTTGAAACAGATAAGCAATTAAAGTATGACCTTGAAAAGCAAATTTCACGGTATAATAATCTACAACTAGCAAAGAAAGTGTCGTTGAATTCAGCATATGGTGCATTAGGTTCTAAATATTTCAGATTTTATGATTTAAGAATTGCACTTGCTGTAACTCTTTCTGGTAAACTTTCCATTCGTTGGATTGAAAATCATATAAATCAATATATGAATCATATTTTGAAAACAAATGGAAAAGATTATGTTATTGCATCGGATACAGATTCGATTTATTTGCGTCTTGGTGACCTTGTTAATAAAGTGTATTCGGAAAAGACAGGCACTGAACATGTCATTGCCTTCATGGACCGCGTATGTGAACAGAAAATACAACCATTTATTGATGAAAGTTATCAGAAACTTGCTGCATATGTCAATGCCTATGCACAGAAAATGCAAATGAAGCGTGAAAGTCTTGCAGATAAGGGCATCTGGACTGCAAAGAAAAGATATATCATGAATGTCTATAACAATGAGGGTGTTCAATATAAGACGCCCAAGATGAAAGTTATGGGGCTTGAAATGGTAAAATCTTCAACACCTGCGGCAATTCGTGAGAAAATGAAACAGTCTATTGAATTAATTTTGCGTGGTAATGAAGATGAAGTTCAAAAATTTATCAATGAATTTAAAGAACAGTTCTTCAAATTGCCAGCAGAAGAAATATCATTTCCGCGTGGTGTAAACGGTCTTGCTGAATATTCTGATTCATCAACACTGTATAAAAAAGGCACACCCATTCATGTCAAGGGTGCAATTCTGTATAATCACAATCTCAAGAAATTGAAATTGGAAAAGAAATATCCCATGATTCAAGAGGGTGAAAAGTTGAAGTTTACTTATTTGAAAAAACCAAATCCTTTTATGGATACTGTCATATCGTATCCTAATAGATTGCCTAAAGAATTTGGGCTTCAAGATTATATAGATTATGAAATGCAATTTGAGAAAGCGTTTTTGGACCCAATTCGTATCATTCTTGATAGCATCGGTTGGTCAACAGAAAAGAAAAGCACATTAGATAGTTTTTTTGGATAACATTATGAATGAAGCGTTTGTTTATAGATGGACTAATATAAAAACGAAAAAATGGTATATAGGATTTCATTTAGGCAATCTTGATGATAATTATATCTCATCAAGTAAATATTTTAATAAAGAATATGAGCGAAAACCGAATGATTTTGTTCGTGAAATATTAGCTAAAGGTACATGTGATGAAATGTATCGACTTGAAACAAAACTTTTAAATGATTTAGATGCATCAAATAATTCATTATCATATAATGAGCATAACAATGATTTTACCACATCATTTACTAAAATGCGTGAAAAAATAAAAGAGATGAAAAAACATAATAAATGGATTGGGAAAAAAAGGGAAAAAGGATTTATAAAACAAAAATCATCTGATGGTTCTTTTATAATGGGTATCGATAATCGAGAAGAAAAAATGCTTGAAGAATGTGTTGCTTGGATGAAGAAGCGTGATGCCGAATTGATGATTGGAAAAAAGCAACGCGCTCAAAAATATACAATAAAAGAATTGAGTAAAGAATTAATAATAAAATTGAATATTAGTATTTCACAAGCAACTTTATATCGTTTAATTAATAAAAATCATATTAATAATGCAATAATTAGATTGCGACGAATAGAAGAAATAAAAAATCAAAATACAAATAGCATCAAAAATCTTAGATAGTTTTTTTGGATAATTGGAGAATATATGTCATTACTTGAAAAATTGAAAAAGAACAGCACTATTAAAGATACAGCAATATTGGAAAAATCAGTTTTCTTTACAGAAAAAGACGTTATTCCAACTTCTGTTCCTATGTTGAACGTAGCACTATCAGCAAAACTTGATGGTGGTTTTATTCCTGGACTTACGATGTTCGCAGGTCCATCAAAGCACTTTAAAACTTTGTTCAGTTTGATTCTTGCAAAATCTTATATGGACAAATATAAAGATGCAATTCTATTGTTCTATGATTCAGAATTTGGAACTCCTATCAAATACTTTGAGACACTTGAAATTGATAAAGAGCGTGTTTTGCATACACCGATTACTGATGTTGAACAATTGAAGTTTGATATCATGAAACAATTAAATGATATTCAACGTGGTGATAAGTTGATTATCATCCTTGATTCTATTGGTAATCTTGCGTCAAAGAAAGAAGTTGAAGATGCACTTGACCAAAAATCTGTTGCAGATATGTCACGTGCAAAACAATTAAAATCATTGTTCCGTATGGTAACTCCGCATTTGACTATGAAAGATATTCCTTTGATTGTTGTCAATCATACTTACAAAGAAATTGGTATGTTTCCAAAAGATATCGTCGGCGGTGGTACTGGTTCTTACTATTCTGCTGACAACATCTTTATCATTGGTCGTCAACAAGAAAAAGATGGAACAGAAATCACCGGTTATAATTTTATTATCAATGTTGAGAAATCTCGGTATGTTCGTGAAAAATCCAAGATACCGATTTCTGTAACATTTGAAGGTGGTATTGAGAAGTATTCTGGATTGATGGATGTTGCACTTGAAGGCAATTTTGTATCTAAGCCAAAGAATGGTTGGTATGCAACTGTTGACCGTAAGACTGGAGAATTTGGTAAAAATATGAGATTAGCTGAAACGATGAATTCTCAATTTTGGAATCCTATTCTAAATGATTCAGAATTTAAAACCTATATTGAAAGTAAATATGGAATTGCATATGGAAACATTATGGAAAAAACTCCAGTTTTGGAAGAAGAAGCCGATGAATCCTGAAGATTATATCGAAGGTAAACATTTCCGTTTCGTTGATTCAGATGATGGTAAATTTACGGGAATACATTTACTTTTAGATAATTATATGGATGTCCTCTATCACTATTATGGTGCGCGAGTGGTAGAGGACAACGGCATAGCAAAGTTACAATTTGCATATAACATTGTCAGTCCCGGCAAACATGACATAGATGACTTGTCAAAAGACGAGGAATTTAGTAAAATAATGGGTGACATACTTTCAAAAATCTTGATGGAGAAACAACAATATGAAGCGACTAGAGAATATAATCCTGAGGAACTTGATTCATAATGACGAATATACACGAAAAGTTCTTCCGTTCATCAAACCGGATTATTTTTCTACCAACTCCGAAAAGACACTTTTCAAAGAAATCTTCGGTTTCATTGATGAATATAAAAATCTTCCGACACACGAAGCACTTACTATCAATATCACGGAAAAAAGAAATCTAAATGAAGAAGTAGTAAAAGATGTTGTTGAAATTCTGAATGATATTGAAACTGAAAAGAATGAACCTGTTGAAACCCCGTGGTTAATTGACCAGACTGAAAAATTCTGTCAAGATAAGGCGTTGTTTAATGCCATAACAGAATCAGTAACAATTCTTGAAGGTCAGAGTAAATCAAAGACCAAAGGTGAAATACCTAAATTATTGAGTGATGCGCTTGGGGTATCATTTGATAATAATGTCGGTCATGATTATATGAACGATACTGAAAATCGGTATGAAGCATATCATCGTGTAGAATCTCGCATCAAATTTGACCTGGACATTTTCAACAAGATTACCAAAGGCGGTTTGCCAATTAAGACGTTGAATGTTGCATTGGCTGGCACTGGTGTTGGTAAATCTTTGTTCATGTGTCATGTTGCTGCTGGTTGTTTATCGCAGGGTTTGAATGTTCTTTATATTACCATGGAAATGGCAGAAGAAAAGATTGCCGAGCGTATTGATGCAAATCTTTTGA